GTTAATAATTTAGCTAAAACACAAACTACAACGACATTCAATGAGAAGTGGGAAGAGTTAAAACCTCAAGTTATTGAACTGACACAAAACACAACAAGTACTAAGTTTGATGAAAAATGGACCGAATTACAACCAACATTAACAGAAACCGTTAATAATTTAGTAAATACAAATTTAGACACATTTAAAACGACATTATGGCAAGAAGTAATAAAAAATAATGATTTTCCTTTTTTACTACCCGAAAATTTTGGGGCTGTTGGTGGTGGTGTTACGAATGATAGTTCAGCATTTAATGCTTGTATTGCGAAAGCAAACGAAACTGGTAAGTATGTATTGTTAAGCAACAAAACATATTTAATTACTAATACTTTAACGAATATCAGTAATACAAATATAATAGGTATTAATGCTACGATTATATTAGGCAACAACATGTTTACAAAACAAATAAATAATTGTGTGTTTAGTAATATCACATTTATTCGTGATTTAAATAGTGATTTATCACTAACTGAAAACTTTTTTAATTCTCAATTTAAGTGTTGTAATTTTGTTGATATTGTGCGATTATTTGATAATATTTCACCTGAAAGTAACACGCTAGAACATTTATTATTAGATGGATGTAAATTACAAAATACACAACTTATTAATGTCACTAATGAATTTAATGGTGTGGTTTATAGTATTAATAAAACATTATTTTATTATAATGAAGACTATAAACGAAGAACTACAATTATTAGTGGATATATTGGTGGTAAGTTTATATTTAATAATTGCACTTTCTCAAAATTTGGGCCGGGTGAAACAACTGAATTATTCGGTTCGCTTGATAATTTTGAATTTAATAATTGTTGTATTCATACTTATGATAATGCAAACACCTTTTTTCTACCGAATATAAGTAGTGTGGAGAAACAACAAATAACATTTAATAATTGTGATATTTCAAACAATAATAAATATTTAGTTGATGTGTATAGCACAAATAACACGGTACTCCCAACTGTTAATATTAAATATTCAACATTAAAAGTGAATGCAATTTTTAATGCTAAAAATGAGTGTAGTTTATGGCTTGAAAACAATCAAATTGACACTAAACCTATTATTAATGCTGGAGTGGGTAACGTTAATATCGTTGAAATTCAGCAAAAGTATAGTGATACGAGCGAAAATATTTTCCCTTGGACAACAGAGCCTACACCAACCGTTGAAAATAATGTTTCACTTAATAAAGTTGGAGCAACTGACTATTATGTTTTGACAGAAAGCAAAGATAAAAATGTTAAAAAATTAGATTATTATTTTAAATATGATTTTGATTATTCACCAAATGGTCCTTATTACCGTAGCAATTTTATTGTTAGAGATTTAGACTTAGAAGGTTATACAGTTAAGAAATCATTATTAAGTAATAACACATGTAAATTAAAAAACAAAAGTACAGGTGAATTAATAGATTATGTTTATTTAATGTTGGATACTGTGACTGTTACAACGACAAAAGATGAGTCACTTGTATATACTGACATGGCATTAAAATATTTACCATATTTCGCTAAACTTAAAACAGACACACCTGTTACAGGACAATGTTATGTTGACGCGTGTATTTCCATTATTTTAGAAAAAACTAGCTCATAAGCTAGTTTTATTTTATTATATAGATGAGGTGATAAATATGGATAAAAAAGAATGTGAATTATCAAGTATATATAAGATGAAAAAACCGGAAGATATTCCCTATAATTTACCGGAAGGTTTAAGCGTTTATTTTTATATAGAATTCTATATGCAAGCTATGCATATACTAAAGGATATGGATTATGAAAGATATAATATCTGTAAAGATAAATTAAGAGAATTAGTAGAAATAGAGAAGGAATTAAATTTATGAAACCCGGTCAAAAGTTAGTGCATGATGGGCATGAGGTTTGCCTTTTTCCTATGGAAACCATGAATATTACACAATGGTCAAGTCCTACAGCCGAGTCACACTGTTGTGGACATCCTTTTGATAATGCAATTAATGGGCAGGTCCGCGTACCCGTGTATGCCCCTTTTTCTTGCCATTTATGCTATAGCGATAATCAAGGTAATACACGCGCCTACAGTTCAGACAATCCCGTACTAACACCAAACGGGTTAAGCTATGTCACTGTAAGCTTTACGCATGATCCAAACCCCCCAACCGCTACACAGTATAAACAAGGTGATCTAATTTATCATACGGGTACGGCTGGAATGGCTACAGGTGACCACTGTCACATAGATCAGTCTTTTACGTTGAACGCTGGTCTAGTTAGTTATGGTGTTGTGTGTAGTTATGGAAATGTATGTTATGCGTTAAGTGGCTCAGAGTTACCGAATAATGTATTTTATGTAAATGATACAAATATTGTGAATGGATACGGTCAACAGTGGAAAACGTTTGAGGGTGGACAACCTCCAACACCCGAACCAACTTATAAATACACTAAACATTATTTCATGTTAGACGGTCTAGGTATTGATTTTGGATTTTATAAAACGAAAGAAGAGATCAAACCCGAACCGCCAACACCAACGAGTGAATGGTTTATACCTGGTGATATTAATAGTACAAGACCGCTTACAGAAGATGAGTCTAAGCAAAATTGGTTAGCATTTTGGCAGTTTTTCAAGGCTAAAGGTTGGACCGCAAATGCGGTTGCTGGTATATTAGGAAACTCCTATTTTGAAAGTACAGTCAACCCGAACCGGTGGGAGAGTGATATACCCTTTGCTCAACCGGTAGATAGTCGTGGTTATGGTTTAGTACAATGGACGCCATGGACGAAAATAATTGACTGGCTAAAAGAAAAAGGATATTACCCGGATGTTTCAAAGTTTGGACAAGGAGAATGCGAACGAATTCAATGGGAAATGGAAAATAATCAACAATGGATTGCTACAGCAACATACCCCGAAAGTTTTGCGAGCTTTTCAAAATCAACTGCTGACCCGTATACGCTAGCTATAGAATTTTTAGCAAACTATGAAAGACCAGCCGACCCGAACCAACCTCAAAGAGGAACTAAAGCACGTGAGATATATGACTATATCAAAGATAAATAAAATAGTTGAACATTCAACTATTTTTTAATAAGATAAAATAAAAGGAGATGATTAAGATGAGTATAGGAGTCGTTAACAGTCAATTTACACCGCAAAGTAAAATTTATTTGCTAAAGGGTTTAGAAATTGACGCAATGAATAACACTTTTTGGGGTGCATTCGATACACCCGAAAAACAATTTAATTTTTTCATTAATAACTATGATCATATTGTTTTTGAAAATTACACGTATCAACGAAAAGATGGGACGGTAGTTGTACCGGGTGTTTATGATGATCTACGTTTATACAATTATTTGATTTATCAAAATGGAAATACAGGCAATAAAGCAAAATGGATTTATTGTTTTATCACAAGTTTAGGGTATCTAAACGACAATGCCACTAGTATTAGTTTTGAAACAGATGTAATACAAACATGGCGTTTTGAGATTGAAAATAACTTTATGGAGTCATACATCGCATATGAACATAGACCACAATATTATGATATCGGTGATGGTGTACAACGACCTTGTATTAATACACAGCCCGAAAATATAGAAGTTGGCACAGATTTAATTTCAGATAAACAATATTTAATAGACCCTAACCTAAATACTAGTTTTGCTGTAATAGGTATGACATGTGATATGTCCGGAACAGACAGCTACACAAACGCACAGTTAGGTACACCAAGTCAAGTTAATTATTATATATTCCCTTTTAATAGGTACACGGGAAATGATATAAAATCTTTAAAAATTGGCAGTTCAAGCGGTCAAACTGTAACAATCAGCGGACTTTCAAAAGTATTAGACGGCATTAGAAAAAATGAAAAATTAGTTGGTAAATGTGTATCTATTATTGTGACCAATTCAATACCGGGCTTAGTTGTTGAAAGTGGGCAAGTTGTTATTAAACGTGATTGCTTTAGTTGTGAGCAACAAGGTGATTATCAAATTTTAACTTATAAAGCTAAGACAATGAATGACATGCTAGAAAATGATTTAAACGCATTCCCAAAAACACAGGTATATAATATACCAGCGTTTATTGGATTTAGTGAATTTACTAAAATATATACGTATCCTTATAGTTATTTAGTTATTAGTGATAATAATGGAACAACAAAAGCTTTTAAAAATGAGTTATGGGAAGATATGAAAAATGTACAATTTATCTGTGTTGGATCACCCAACAGCTCAAAAATGAACATAATTCCATTAAATTACAAAGTGACAAAATCAAATGATTCTTATTCAAGCTTAATAAATTTAGATAATTCTTTTGAATCGCAATATGAGACTAGCTTACCTATTATTAGTGATACAACCGCGTTAATGTTACAATCCTCACGTAACTCTATGAACGTAGGATTATCCAATATTAGACGATCAAACGAAACAAATTCAGCTATAGCCAGTGCAACCGGTAATGCGTTAAGCGCACAAACAAGCTTACAAAATAACTTAAATTTAAGTGTTACCGCACGTAATGCAAATTTAGCGAGTAATTTAAACGATTTACACAATAAGTCGAACATGATAAACGCTAGCATAAGTGCTATAGGCGGTTTAAGTGGTGGTATTGCCAGCGCGTTAACCGGTAATATTGGTGGTGCGGTTGGTAACCTGGTTGGAGCTGGTTTAGGTATTGGACAAGCAGCAATGCAAAACCAAATCAATACAAAACAAACCAACATGCAAAATGCAAATGCACTTGCAAATGCAAATGCACAAGCAAGTGCTAACAGCCAATCAACCGCAATTGGTAACCAATTAAGGCAGTTAACAACACAATATCAAAATCAAACCAATATTCAGAATGCTATGGATAGTTACAACGCTCGTATTCATGACGCACAGGCGACTGCAGACAGTATTGTTACTGGTTCAAATGATCTAATGCGACAAATCGCACTAGACTTAAACACATTCGTATTATATGTTTATCGACCAACAGACGAATACAAACAGAAACTAGAAAAAATATGGAACATGCGCGGATATGCCACAAATACAGTTGACTACCCTAATTTACGATCTAAAGTATCATGGAATTACATCCAAACCGTAAAATGTAATATCAAAGGTACAAATATCGACCCGAACGACTTAGAAAAAATCAAACGTGTATTTAATAATGGGATAACACTATGGCACACTAAAAATGTTGGTGATTATTCTCAAAATAACGGTGAAAGATACTCGTATACGCAATGCGACAAATACGGAAACTATAAAGAAAGAAAAGTACATTAATAGAAAAGGTTGACGGTTCAACCTTTTTTATTTAACATATAATTAAAAGGAGATGATTAAAAATGGATTTATTAAATGACACAAGTTCATTCACAGATTATTGTAGAAATGCGGTTGATGTTGCTACTATGAACAACGGAGAGGCGGATTTTATTTACTATACGTACTTACAAATGTTAAGTTTAAACATGTTTAAATATAAAGGTTTGCCGGAGTCCATTAATACATTCTATCTAGAATATGTTTTACAAACACGTGGTTATATTGGCTTTTATGATGATGAAAGATTAGGATTAATATGTAGTGAGATAACACTAGGCGGTAAGCTTAACCACTACCAAATGCCAACCGAATATCATACAGTATCAACAAGTCCACTTGTTAAAAAGAATTTATCAAGTAATGAGTGTGTTATTATGAAAAACAGTCCTTTGTATGTGGGTATATTCCCATACTTAAATTTTTTCGCTAAAAAACTAGCTTTAACAAGTAGAACTATGGACCAAAATTTGACAATGCAATGGACGCCGTACATCATTACAGGTGATAAACGTATGTTACAGCAATTCAAAGTATTTATGAAGAAGATTTTGCAAGGGGTTCAAACGATCTTTACTTCAAAAGGATTTAGGACGGAAGACATTAACGTACTACAAACAAATGCACCTTTTATTGCGGATGAGTTACACGGCATGAAACAAGCGATTTTACGCGAATGCATGACTCTATTAGGGATTGAAAATGCCAACATGGACAAAAAAGAAAGGTTAGTTGCGGATGAAGTCAACGCGAACAATCAACAGGTTATTGCGTCTCGTAATATTTGGCTTAGTGAGCGTAAAAAAGCGATTGAAGAATTGAACAAGAAATTTAATTTAAACGCAAGTGTTGAGTTTGCGCCATATGAGGATTTTGAAGACATCTTGAAATTGATTGAACTAGATGGTGATACAAGTCTTTCAGACTTTAAAGACGATCTAACTATTAAAGAGGGTGATTAATATGTTTAAAAAATTAAAAGTACCTAATTATTTGTTGACTTTACAAAGTCCGGTCCTTGCGGAAAATACCGAAACTATATGCGGTGTATGTCACAACTTAGCATTTACGGAGTTAATTGACGCTCAATATGAATTAAGCGATATGGAAGTGTTAGAGATCGCAAGAAAAAAGATTTTCGATTTTAGCTATAAATTTTATGATGATGTTGGAAAACGTAAAGCTTTTGAAACCGGTATTTTAAAGCACTTTTGGTTTGACGAGATCGGCCAGGAAACCTATGCGTATTGGAAATTCGAACTCCAACACTGGTTTGAAATCAATATGGATAGATATTATACTTTATTTAAAACTATTCCATTCCAAGACCAGGACGACCCAACCGCAAACACGAACTATACAGAAACATACACGCGTGATAGCCGAGGTAATACACAAGCGAGTGGAGAAGATACGAGCATTGCTTTACAGTCTGTAACTCCGGAAGGACGTGTTGACATTGAAACAAACGACTATGTTAATAACATTGCTAAAACAATTACCAAGCCAAAAAGCGCAAATGATACAACAGGTCATGAAGAATACAGCTTTAAGCGTAAAGGTAATATCGGTATTCAAACATTAGCGGAAGTGTTACAAGGTTCAAGGCGTGCGGTTATTACCATTGAAAACGAGTTATACACAGAATTACAAGAATACGGATTATTTTTCAATATTTTTTAGGAGGTAATTAAAATGAATATTGATGTAAACAAATATTATGATTATAGAAGAAAAGTATTAGATACATATGTAGATCGTGATGGGGCTTATGGCTCTCAATGTTGGGATTTGTATTTTGACTGGTGTGAAAAGAACGGATTTAAGGGTGCTAATTGCACATCTAGTGGATATGTTAAAGATATTTGGTTAAACCGAGAAACAAATGGAATGACATATAATTGCGTTGAAATTACAGAGCTACAACCAGGTGCAATCGTTGTATTTAAAGAAGTGCCAAATATTACACCATGGAGTCATGTCGCAATTTTTGATAGCGATATAAATGGTGTATACGGTCGCTTTTTAGGTGCTAACCAAGGCGATAAGAACGGTTTAGTTAATATCGTTACACTCCCATATTCAGCAACATTCGATACGGCTTTTATGCCTAAAGCTATGATTTTAAATGATGAAAAAACTGAGAAAGTTTTAAATGAAATTCCAAGTGATTTTATTAAGGAATATGGAACTTTCTACCCAAATTGCACAATTAAAATCAGAGAAGCACCGAGTCAAAAAGGTAATGACACAGGTTTATATTATACAAACGGTATGAGTGTAATATATGACGGTTATGTTAAACGTGATGGCTATGTATGGATTAGTTGGATTGGTGGCAATGGTAAACGTCGCTGGATGGCTGGCGGTGAATTAAATTCAAGAGGTATTAATTACCTACCTTATGGAGTATTCAAATGACAAAATTAATTGATTGGTACAGCCCTACCAACATAAAGTCATACAACAAATTTTTAAATTTCATCATTGGCGGTCGTGGGATTGGTAAAACCTATGGGTTCAAAAAAGACTGTATTAGCCGATACAAGAAAAAAGGAAAACAATTCCTTTATTTGAGAAGATACAAAACGGACCTTAAAAAGATAAAAACATTTTTAAATGATCAGTTTGAAAACTTCAAAGATGATGAATTTAAAATAACAGGTGGTAGCAACTTTACCACCTTTTACATAAATGGTTGTGAAATGGGCTATGCAACTTCTCTAACATCTTTTGCTAGTTTAAAATCAACTAGTTATGTAGATGTGGATACAATTATTGTTGACGAATTTATACCGGAAAAAGCAGGTTTTAACGCATATATTCCTAATGAAGTTGAGATCTTATTAAATATCATTGACTCTATATTTAGGCAAAGAGAAGGGCATGTATATTTATTAGCTAACAATGTGAGTATCGTTAACCCTTATTTTAGTTATTTTGGTATCACACCCAACCCAAACAAAGAATTTAATACATTTAAAGGTAGTGAATCCGTCGAACAAATCGTTGTACAAATCTGTCACAATGAATATAAAAAAGGAAACAAAGAAAAATCGAAATTCCACAAATTAATATCGGGTACAACATACGGAGATTATAACGCTGGTAACTTTGCTTATGATACAAACGATTTCATAAAAAAGAAAACAAATGTATGTGATTATTTATGCACATTATACTATGATGATATTTATTATGGTGTATGGATTGATATGAACACGGGTTATGTATATATCAACCAACAGATAAATAAAGAATACGGATATTGTTATTCCATTGGCAGTAATAACCGCGAAAATATGATGATCGCGAAATTATGGCGTAAGGACCAAAGACTAAACATGTTAATACGATCATATCGAGAAGGGTGCGTGTATTATAACAATCAGGAAACAAAACGACTATTAAGCTATATTCTTAGTAAATATTAAAAATAAAAGAGTGCCATTAATGCACTCTTTTAAGTTTAATATTTTAAATCATATTTACCAACAGTATATAAATAATATTCATGTTTATCACCATACTTTTCATAATACTTATTATACACATCTTGGACAATTTGATATTCTGTAGAATGTGCCACAATTAAATTATCAAATGTGAAATAAAACTCTAAACTAGTATAATTACTCATAAGCTAACCTTTCTTTACAATCCTACAAACTTCTTTTAGGCAATTTGAAATACTTTCATTTAATTCAACATAATCAAGATAATCAATATCTTTATCGTTATAGATATCCTCACACATATGAATACAAATATTAGCGTAGTCACTAATAGCTTGTAAAACATTAGCTAACTCATGCCATCCATAAATTTTAGCTAATACATCATCATGTTGTTTACGAATTAAATCATCATACTTTGTCTTTGTCATTTTCTTAAGTCCTCCTTCTTTTCACCTATAGTATAGAACACCTATTCTAGAATACAAGTGTTTTTGTAATTTACTGGTATTATATCTAATACGTACTTGCTTATCCATATTACTA